ACATTACATTAAACAAAGGGGAGTGGAATAGTAGATTCTTAGATCAACTGTTTCAGTTCCCTGATCCATTAACCCATGACGACTTGATTGACGCCTTGGCGTACATCGACCAGTTAGCTAATGTGGCTTACGACTACGATTATGAAATCGAAGACCACGAAATCTTAGACGTAGTAGCGGGATACTAATATGACTGATTTATATGAACAAGACCCACTGATGATTGAAGAAACAATTGAAGACTGGGTCATAACTAAGTGCGAGGACTGGAGAGATTACTACGAAAGCAATTATGAAGCAAGATTTGAAGAATATTATAGACTCTGGCGTGGCATATGGGATCCTGCTGACAGTGACCGTAAGTCTGAGCGCTCCCGTATTATTTCTCCTGCATTACAACAGGCTGTTGAGTCCAATGTAGCGGAACTAGAGGAAGCGACGTTTGGCCGTGGTAAGTGGTTTGACGTTAGTGACAACATGGGTGATACACAACCCCAAGATGTACAGTTTCTGCGTAACAAGCTTACGGAAGACTTTGAAGACTGTATGGTACGTAAGGCTGTAGCAGAGTGCTTGATTAACTCTGCAGTATTTGGTACAGGTGTCGGTGAAATAGTCATTGAAGAAATGAAAGAGATGGTTCCTGCTACCCAGCCTATTATGGGCGGTGACTTACAAGCTGTCGGTGTAAACATTACTGAACGTGTCAAAGTAAAGCTTAAGCCTGTACTGCCTCAGAACTTCCTAATCGACCCTGTAGCAACGTCTGTAGATGATGCCCTAGGCGTAGCTATAGACGAGTTTGTTAGTCGTCACCAAGTAGAGCTTCTACAGGAGCAAGGTGTTTACCGTGACGTGTACGTAGGTTCTGCTGCACCAGATACGGACCTTGAGCCTGACCAAGACATTACAATTTACAACGACGACAAGGTTAGGTTGACTAAGTACTATGGTTTAGTTCCAAGAGAACTTTTAAAGTCGGTTATGGACGAAGAGTTTGAAGGAGACGACGTAGAAACAGAAGAGGAAGAGGACACCGGGTCTAAGTACGTAGAAGCCGTTGTAGTGGTCGCTAACGGTGGTATACTACTTAAGGCTGAAGCTAACCCCTACATGATGCAGGACCGTCCTGTAGTAGCATTCCCTTGGGACGTAGTACCCGGCAGATTCTGGGGGCGTGGTGTATGTGAAAAAGGCTACAACAGTCAGAAAGCTCTTGACACTGAACTACGTGCTCGTATTGATGCGTTAAGCCTTACGATACACCCAATGCTTGCTATCGACGCTACACGCTTACCACGAGGTGCTAAACCAGAGGTACGCCCCGGTAAGATGATTTTGACTAATGGAGACCCTCGTGAAGTACTACAGCCTTTCAACTTTGGTCAAGTGGGTCAAATCACTTTTGCTCAGGCCGGAGCCTTGCAGCAGATGGTACAGCAAGCAACAGGAGCCGTTGACTCAGCAGGAATTGCAGGTCAGGTTAACGGCGAGAGTACTGCCGCTGGTATTAGTATGTCTCTTGGCGCTATTATTAAACGTCATAAACGCACACTAATTAACTTCCAACAATCTTTCTTGATTCCTTTTGTTAAGAAAGCAGCTTATAGGTATATGCAATTTGACCCCGAAAATTACCCCGTGGCTGATTATAAATTCAATGCTAGTAGTACTTTGGGTATTATTGCAAGAGAGTATGAAGTTACTCAGTTAGTGCAGTTGTTACAGACAATGGGCAAAGAGTCTCCGTTGTACAACACACTAATACAATCAGTAGTTGACAACATGAACCTGTCTAACCGTGAAGAACTAGTAGCGGCCTTAGCTAAAGCTTCACAGCCTAACCCACAAGCACAACAGATGGCCCAAGCAGCGCAACAAGCGCAGCTACAGTTCCAACAGTCCCAGACAGCGTTGTTAGCGTCTCAGGCTCAGGAATCACAAGCTAGGGCTACTAAGTTGTCTGTCGAGGCTCAGGCAGTGCCACAGGAGCTTGAGATTGACCGTATTAACGCAATCACTCGAAACTTACGTGAAGGTGACCAAGAAGACAAAGAGTTTGAACGCCGCATGAGAGTGGCCGATACTCTCCTTAAAAAACGAGAAATAGAAGGTAAAACTAATGTTAACAGACCACGAACTGAAAGCCCTACTCCAACGAGTCAACCGGGAGTTCCAAGGAACATTCCAGAGAATAACGGAACTGGAAACCAAGGTGGAGGAGTTATCTAATGCCAAAGAAAGCAGACCCAAGACTAGCACGGGCGGGAGTAAGCGGGTACAACAAGCCAAAGCGAACGCCTAGCCACAAAACTAAAAAGTTTGTAGTTGTTGCCAAGGAAGGTGACACAGTTAAAACCATACGTTTTGGCGATCAAAACATGAGCATTAAGAAAGACCAACCTGCACGTCGTAAGTCGTTTAGAGCACGTCACAAGTGTGACACAAGCCCACCCAGTAAACTAACGGCACGGTATTGGTCGTGCAAGAAATGGTGATTGTATGAAAGTCAGTGCACCCAAAGGCCATCACTGGATGAAAAAAGGTAGTAACTACAAGCTAATGAAAGACCCGGTAGACGGTTACAAACCACACAAAGGAGCTTCTAAGTCAGCTAACTTTGAAGTTCAAAAAGTCCACAAAAAATAAGGAGATTACTATGGGATACGGAAATGCGTACGGTGGTAAAAAAAAGAAAGTAAAAAAGCCAAAGGGTAAGTAACATGGCTAAAGCTAAAGCAAAGCCTAAGAAGTCAGGGCCTACTCCTAAGAACAAGGCACTGTACTCTAGAGTCAAATCAGAGGCTAAACGTAAGTTTGACGTATGGCCTTCTGCATATGCTTCTGCATGGTTGACAAAAGAATACAAAAAACGTGGTGGTACTTATGCCTAGAAAGGTTTCTACAGGGGGTGCTAAACGTCCCAAGAAAGGTCTTACCAAATGGTTTGCCGAAGAATGGGTAGACGTTAAGACAGGCAAGAAGTGTGGTCGTAGTGGTAAGGAAAAGAAAGAGCGTCCATACCCCTCTTGTAGACCTAAGGCAGTAGCGGCTAAGATGACAGCAGCGGAAAAGAAATCCTCTGCAAAACGAAAAACAGGACCGGCTAAAATTAAACATTCGGTTACTGCTTCAGGGAGACGTAGAAAAAAGTGAGTTATGAAACTAAAGTAAAGCAAGCTTTAGATACATGTTTTAACGACAACTACTTTAAAGGAACTAAAAACGAAACAGCATTACTAATGTATTCAGGCGGCATGGACAGCGTGTCACTACTTTGGAATCTTTTGGAGCACACAGAACAAGACATACACGTACACTCAATACACATAGACAACTCTGAAGGCCGTGTCAAAGCAGAAGCAGAAGCTATACTTGACACTATAAATTACATGAAGAAAAACCAAAGGCCTTTTGAGTTTTCTACTTCTGTTTACTCTTGGAAAGCAAAGTATCCCGGAGGTAAAGACATGGCCCTTGCTTTGTTTCAAGCGATGCGGGTTTCTTCTGGTTTAAGTAAACAGTTTAATATTATTTATACAGGAGACTATAACATAGGTAGGGAAGAAGGTGCTGAGGCACACGGCCTAATGAACGCTTTATGTACCTCTAGACGTGTTAAGCCTATATGGTTAGCTCCTTTTGAACACATGACCCCTTTATCTTTAGAACGCAGCAAAGGTATCTACTTAAGTATGCCTGAAGAACTTCGAGAGATGTACTGGTCCTGTAGAAAACCTGTAGAAGTAGGCCAAGGTTTTGTCGTTTGTGGTGAGTGCCACGCTTGTAAACGGCAGAAAGACATAAGAAAAAGCTTGACAAACACGTAAAAACGTGATATAATAAAACTATAGTTAACAACTTTAGAGAAACTAATGACAACTGAGCTTGAAACTTATTTTAACAACTACAACGAACTCTTCAATAGCGAAGGTTTCAAACAACTCATCCAAGAGCTTTCTACGAATGCAACTCAACTAGCAGATATACAGACTGTAAAGAACGAAGAAGACCTCTTCTTTCGTAAAGGTCAGGTAGCTGCTTTTGCAACTGTAATTAATCTACAGGGTACTATAGAAGCCGCTAGGGACCAAGCAGAGGCCGAAGAAGAAGGCCCTGTAGATGTATAAAATATATGACTTCCGTTGCACTAACGGACACGTCTTCGAAGATTTTGTAAAGAGTGGTACTACAACCAGTAGGTGCGGTTGTGGTGCTAACGCTACAAAAATGGTATCTGCCCCGTCTTTTCACCTTGATGGTTCTACTGGGGACTTCCCCGGTAGGCACATGAAGTGGGTACGAGAACACGAAAAAGCAGGTAGAAAATGAACACCTCCATAATGATTATAATCACGGAGTTTAATTATGTCAAGAGCAACAATGCTTGATTCACAGCCTGAAGAGGACAACGTGGACACCATTGAAAACGAAGTAGAAGAGACTCAACTAGAAGAAGTTGAACAACCTCAAGAA